CAGGCCCCGGATCTCGATATCCTTCCCCCCGATCTTGACTGTCTTCTTCATCATATCCTCCTCTCTGTCCTTCCGGCGTAGGCCGGAATCCAGGTTTTTCTCTTTACTCTATCCTCTTTTCTCTATGCTATGTGATGGCAATCTGCCACTCATCATCCCCCGAACTCAGACAAAGCAGCCCGCTCGCTTCCACGACGGAGATACCATCCCTGTCACTCATTGTGATAGACTGATATTGATCCTTGGGCGCTGTGATAGTTATGATATTCCCCGCGACTGATCCAATCACTGCGGAAAAGGCCATCTCCGCACCGTTTCTCCAGTTGCCCAGGAAATCCTCCGTGGCTACCAGAACATTCTCCGGATCAAAGGACATGGTCGGCTTCCTGTTAGTGATCACCGCGCTCTTATGCCCGCTCGATGCGTTCGCATCCGGACGCAAAGCTATTGCGTTCCCCAGGTCGATCTCCACTTTGGAAACTATCGCAGCGTATGAATCTATGGTAAGGGTCGCCCCCTGGAACGTCGGCGGCATAATTGCATTATAGCTCACTCCATCAGACAGCAACGCCCCGTCCGTCTCGCTGAAATCCGCGCCAGTGAATTCCATTTCTAATATGCCGGGCTTGCCTGCATCGAGCAGCAGCTTGGCCGTCCCTTTTGCGCCCCATATCTTATAAATCTTGCCGTCCATATACATGGCCATTGTCACGCTCGGTATGCTATCCGATGCCGGCTTGTATGTCGCGCTTGTTTCAGCCACCAGAGTCTCCGACACCCCGCACGCCTTCAGCGCGTCCGAATAGTGGATTGCGCTCCCTGCCGCCTCGGTTCCCACAAGCTCCACCTTGAACGTAATCTTGCCACTCCTCTTGCCGAATGCCGATGGGTGCGGCGACAATACAGATCGAACCGGGTCCCGCTCATGAGCCTCAATCACCGGCTCAAAATGCGGATCAAACGCCAGAAATACGTCCGCGCCTTCCAGGGTTTCCGCGGTTCCTTCCTCCGCCTCAATCTCGCACGCTATCTGTGCTAGTTGTTTAAGCATGATCTTTTACCTCCTTGCGCTTTGAGCTTCGAGTTTTAGGCTTTGGGGTTTCAGCTTGCTTTCCTGCCTTCTGATCCTCTGCCTCTTGCTCTCCGCTCTGTAATTTTTTATATTTGTTTTCACTTATCTCTTTCCCGCCCTTGTCAAAATATCTCGTTATAGCTTTCGCCATGATTGCCTCCCTATTATTACTTTTACGCTATGCGCTATATGTGTATCTCCACGTCACCTCAAACTCACGGCTGAATATTGTCAGGCTCTGGGTCGCGCTGACCGCCCGCACACCTTTTGATATACAACTGATAATACTCAATCCTAAATTTGAGAACTGAAGCGCAGAGAATACATCTCCCAGCATATCGTAAACACCCTTTTCACCACTTACCGGTCCTCTGGCCGCAGCCGACGGCGACCTCACGTTTTTATGGGCACAGAGCACGGCGAACACACCGGCATGATCACATACCGGGTATTTATTGTTATCATTCCCTCCCCTGTAAGCCACGATTATAGCCGGGTATTGCTTGAGGATTTTTTCAAGGTCCATTATGCGGTCCCAGGGCATGCGCTCAAAGATCTTGATATAACCGCTCAGCGTTTCATCGTTCTGTACTGTGCTCACCATCGCGTCCTCGATCTCTTCGATCGAATATCCCGTATACGCCATCGCCTTTATCCTTTAACCTCTAAGCAAAAATTGCGTTACCGCCGCCTTCATCTCCGGCCAGTCTTCGTCCCTCACGCCGAGGAACGGCCTCGCCGGGATCTCCACGCTGTGGCCCCGGCCTGCCATGCCGCCGAACTGGTGAATCGCGCCGTAAACCACGTCCGTTCCCATCTCCATCCTATCCGGGTATGCCTCCGGATGAAGAGATCCCATCAGGATGCGGTTCATTATCAGGATATCATCGGCATTCCTGCCCCTTTTCGCCTTTTGCCGTATCGTGGATTCCGCCAGGGGCTTCCAGGGAGTCCCGTCCGGAGCGCAGTGCTCCTCGAAGTTCCGCATAACGCTCTCGTGCACGATTTCGCCGATCTCCCGCATCACCGGCGTCATGTCCGTCAGATGCCCCATCACCCGGCCCAGCAGCTCCTGCAGCTCCTGGTCCTCGATCTTTACTTCAACTAACGCACCCGCCATCACTTCCCTCTTAAAACCCGCCATGCAAGCCGGATCCTTTCCCGGAAAGGTCGTGAGCCGATATTGCCCATCATGGCTATAAACCTCTTGTCAGTCTGCTTTCTTATCTTTTTTGCTATCGCCCCTCTCATCAGACCCTCATCTCCCTTCACCAGCTCATCTGGTGTACTCAGTTGTTATCTGTTTTTTCGCCGTGATGTTTTAACCATTTGCCTCTTATGCAATTTCCCCCGGTTTCTATTCTTTCTTGTTTTATTCAACGGATCGTATCGTTTTGGCTTAGCCTCCCCAAAATCATCAATCCCCATCTCTTTTGCCATTTTCAATAGTTCAGGGGGTAGTTCTGAAAGCATGATGAGTTCCTCTATAGATAATTAGTAATTGTCCAGCGTCCCCGTTGAGCCATCCGAGTCCTTGCCCACCGTGAATTTCCGATCGCTCTTGGATGTGGTCACCTCAACGCCATGATCCGTATCAACCGACGGCTCAGGCACATCCAGCTTCATCATGCCTTTGGCGATCAGGTTAAGGTCCTTGCGTGCCCTCTCGCAATTTTCCTTTCTGGTCTCAGGTATAGTATCATCCCTGCGCGCATACAGGTTGCAGATCGCAAGAGTGACGGAGACCTTGCGCACCAGGTTAGGTGTGGTATCAAAGGGCAGGCTGTATTTCCCTGAGAGATAAGCGTCTATTTCCTCATCAGCGTCCGCGATCGCCCGATCCACAACATCCGAGTCAACCTCACCGGTCCCGTCATCATCAGTCAACTGGATGAGGATTTCCTCATCCAGTTGTTTTAAAATGTCGCTTTGAGTGCAATAGGCCATTATTCTTTGCTCTCCTTTTCAGCTTCGATTTTCTCCCATGCTTCATCTCGCTGCTCTGCTGAAATATCGCACCCCAGGATTTCCTCAATCGCCACGACTTCCGGCTTGCCGCTTTGCGTCACATCTCCTGCTTTAATGGCCTGTCTCGCAGCCTTCAGGATCTCTTCAGCCGTCGGGGGCGTCATACGGCCTCCTCCTTCCACGGCCTCAAATTTCTGCCTTTTGGCCGTGGCTATTAATTCCTCCCCGATCTCCTCCGGATAATCAATAACCGCACCCTTGGTATGCGGACCGAATCCCCCTACATTGACAGAGGGCGATGGCCCTAGATATTTGATCTTCATTTTATCTCTCCTTTCAGAAAGGCATACGTAAAGCTGTGCCCTTATGACAGGGCACGCCTTGCCTCTCTTGTTTCACTGCGCTATTATGTCGCGTAGACGTCCTTCCACAGATACCCGCAATCCGCGGCGACCTGCACGATGTCCGTCTCCTCGGCCACCTCATAAACGTCCTGGTGTTCGGCTTTTTCTCTCCACGTAGTTGTCCTTCGGGGGCCTCCGTCTTCATAGGCGATCCTTACCTGCAACCCTGCCATCGGCACCTTAAGACCGATCTTTGCCGGGCTATAAAACAGGAATCCCATGCCTTTCCCGGCGTTCACCTCCCATATATCGACGGCCGTGAAGTCGGTGCCATCGGCCGCCTCTGTAGCCGTGCTTTTGATGGCCTTACCCACAAGCACCTCATCCAGCTCCAGCAGCGCGGCCAGCAGTTCCATGCCGAATACGCCCTTCTGCGTGTATTTGATCTTCTGCAGTATCGCATCGCATTCTTTCAGCGCCAGGTACGTGGCATAATCGATCAACAGTTTGTTGGCGATAATCCCGCTCTCCTTGATCTTCTTCTTCCCCGTTGTAATATCAGCCAGGAATGTATTCGTATCGCCCGCCGGAGACCACAGGCCTTCCGCATCCTCGCCTCCGGAATTACCATCCGCCCAGGTTCCTGCAGTAATAAGCCCTGCCACGCGGATCTCTTTTTTGAGATCCACCTTATCCGTTGCGAACTCGACCGCGTCCTGATCAGGCTTGAGAACCGGAGCGCCCTGCGATTTAGCAAATCTCCTGTCCTCATCAGTCACCTCCTTGGCAAACGCGTACTCGTTCGTGGCTACGGATACCGTTGTCAGCGGATATCCCCCTCTTCTGGCCCTTGTGCCTGCGGCCCTGATCCCGGCTTCGTCACGGAACCAGGCCCCTTTTTGATATTTGGTTATTTTTACCTTCGGGTCCGCCCCATCGAGAATGGGGAAAACCCTGTCCGCGACATAATCCTTATTGCGGTAGGCAACGGACACACCTGCCAGTGGTCCTGCTATAATTTGACTCTTCACATCTGGTTGCGGCATCGTCTTGTCCTCCTCTTTTGTATTGATAAAACCTAATGTTGTCCTCTTTTTTATCGATGAAACTTAATGTTAAATTTTAATATTAATGAAC